AAGGTCTTGCATGAAGCAGCGGTTAACATACAATATATCCTGCCGGAATTCAAAGAAAATAAAATCGAATAATTATAATTAATGAGTAGTATGGCTGACGTAAGAAAACTTGCACCGTTTATTCTGAAATGGGAAGGCGGTTTTGTAAATGACCCTGACGATTTGGGAGGGGCTACCAATATGGGGGTGACTATCGGAACCTATGAGGCATATTGCCGAAAGAAAGGATATTCCAAGCCTACAGTTGAAAGATTGAAAAATCTCACAAAAGAGGAATGGACGGAAATCTTGAAAACCATGTACTGGGACAGATGGAAGGCTGATGAGATAAAATCGCAATCAGTTGCTGATATATTGGTTGATTGGGTCTGGGCATCCGGTGCGCACGGAATTAAGATTCCTCAACGCTTGCTTGGTGTTACAGTGGATGGCATTGTAGGTCCCAAGACCATTGCCGCAGTTAATTCCCGTAATCCGCGTGAACTGTTTGACCAGATCAAGATTGCACGGTTTGATTTTATCGAGGATATATGCCGGAAACGCCCAGCAAACAACAAGTTCAAACGGGGGTGGATGAACCGCATAAATAATATTTCTTATGTTGGCTAAGGTTATGAACTGGATAAGCCGGCACATATTGCTGGCTCCCTTCATGTGTCTGTTCCTGCTGTTTGCCTGTGGCAGCTCGCATAAGGCTATCAAATCCAACACAGAAGTAATCAGCAAGGATAGCGCCAGTGAATCTATCAACATCGTACACGGATCAAGTACCTCTTTGAGCGAACTTATTACCACTAATAGTAACTATGTGATTGATTTTCGTATCTATGATACCCGAAAACCGCCCGACAGCCTGACCGGGAAACCTCCGTTATTGGCTGACGGGCATGTAGAAGGTGATTTCAGCAAGAATAAAAAGAAGGAAACTGCAACCAAAGACTGTACGGAGGTGAAAGCTGACAAGGAAACCACTTCCACCAAACATGAAGAAACCAAGACTGAAGGGGTAAAAGAGAAAAAAGAATCCACGCTGCCTGAACAAATCGGTTTTGCCTGTGTTTGTGCAACAGTTTTGCTTGTCGTTGTGCTGATAGTACGAAAACATTGGCGCAACAGACAATCTTCATCATAAGACTTTAAATTTATAAATTGAAATACCTCGGCTCGTGATGAGTCGGGGTTATTTTTTTATTATCTTTGTCGGAACTAACATCAACTTATGTATTATGGCTGAAAAAAAAGAATCTTATTCCGAAGAGGAATTGAATGAAATGATCGTATGGTTCAATAACCATGCCAATGAACTTCCAAAAGAAATGCAGATTAACAAAGCAGCTTTCACTCCGGATTTGAAACTTACTGTTGAAAGTTGTATCATGCAGGCTAAGCAATGTCTGGGCAACTATAAGATGGCCGGAGCTTTCCGGATGCTCCAACAAATTAGAGAGAACCTTGAAAACAATCATACTTGTTAACACAATTCAAAATGTGATTTTAAATCCGATTTAAATATAGTTTTAATAAAAAAATAACCAGCAATAAAATGCTCTGCCGAATAGATAGCCATCAACCGGGTGATTGACTGCATAAACAATTCGGAGAAATCAAAACTACATAGAAATGAGGGCGGAGATCATGAAAATGAAAGGGTAAAAGTAAGGCAACTTATTGGGCTGCCTTACTCATTTCTTCGTGTACTAGTCTGCGAAACTCCTCACTTTTTGCAAAATTTCCTATCTGTTCGCCTTTGCACATATCGTAAGTTATGAAGGTTTTTAAGAGAAAGACATCCAACCCTACAGCCTTGAATCCCATCGCAATGCCTTCCCGGCAGGTGGCGAACACATTTTCACGGTGCCCACCATCTACTTTTTCGGTCGAGAAGTTAAACGAATAGCTATTATTCATCTCGAAGTACCGTTTCATCAGTTTTGTGCCTGCAAAGTTAATTTCCATCCGCTCGGCAAATCGGGAAAAGATGTGCGGAGGAAACGCAAGAAGAACCATTTTACCTTTGACGAAGGTAGGCATATAGGCATACTTGCCATGCTCGGTATCGTGGTAGCAGACGAAGGAGATACGGCAATCATCTCCTATCTCTTTTTTGCTGTGAGCCTCCCATAATATCAGCCACTTGTTTTTTCGCACAGTAGTGACAAAAGAGTGGATACGCACCGGAAACAGAACGGATTTTTTGATTATCCGGATGACCTTAGCGTCCTTGCCATCGGAGATAGTGAGCACGTTTGGATAATCAGCTCTTATTTCGTCAAGCAATTCTTCTGCTGTCATGGTTGATGTTATCATAATAATATCTATCTTTGTAATTTATACTATGAAGGATTAATTGACAATTAATGCCGGTTACCGTGATAGAATCTCACAGCCTCATTGACATATAATGATACCGATTGCTCCTTATCCAATATAGCTGCCACGTCCTCTTCTATCATAACAAGTATTCTTTTCACGCCATTAACCTTCGGTCTTCGGGGCACACCATTGCTGTCCAATATCCTATATATCGTTTGCTCAGACTTTATATCTGTTTCCTTCATTATCTCCTTGATAGCCATTCCTACTTTGTACAAGGATATTACCCTAGACTCTTGGTCTAGGGTAATAGATCGTCTTCTTGCCATAATTAATATGTTTTATAACATTAATAATTTGTTGCTCGTTATTTCAAAAAGTTGCACCTTTGCATCGAACATCAACGATGTTAGTCGCACTTCGGTGCGTGGATTGAAACGACATTAGAAATGTCATTGTGATTTGCTCACAAATTAGTTTTTTCTATACAGCCACTGTATAGTGAAGAGGCGGAGAAATCCGCCTCTGTTTTTTTATTCCCTTACTACTGTGTCGAAAAGTGTATGTAAATCATGTGGATCAAAATCCCCCAATGTGATAGGAGATTTTTTTCGTATCGTATCAAAACGCTCTTTATCTTCATCCGTCATATCTTCGGAAACGGGCCATTCTTCCAGCATGAAAATATCAACATCTCCCTCATATCCATTCTCATCGCTCAACTCTATGCAAACATGGGGATAGTCACTCATATCCAAATCTCTATCCTCTGGAAGTTCAAACCCAAGGTCATTGTAAAATTCATAAAACACACACGTTTCGTCTATCGCATGATTTTCATTATAGAAATAAAGGTCATTCATTTCAGAATGCAGTAACAAAGACCACAAGACCTCATAAGTTATAGGCTTTAAATCGCAAACATCATTAGAACAATGTTGCCTAATATACGCATATCTATTAGGAGTCTCTCTAATTGAGTCACCCCACCATCCTAATTCGTTATCAATATCTTTACGTGTCATAATTGTTTACCCTTTATGCTAATTAGTAGATAACAGCCTTTATCTTCATGTCAGTTATACAAACACTCTCTTGTCTCTGCACGGAATAGTAAGTAACGTGATTGTTTGATACCTCAAACATTGGATAAATTGAATCGGGATCGTCTTTAAGTCCTTCAACCGTGAATTTAACGATACCTTGTTTTGCCGCCTGTTTGAATGCTCTGCGAAAATCTGTATTCAAAGAATCGAAAGTTTTCATAATCGTATGTTTTTGTTTGTTATTATCTGTTGTTTTATTATCACAATGCAAATATACTACATTGTGATATAACAGCAAAACAAATCACAATATATTTTCTTTTATTGTGTAATATTTAACATTTAAATACAAAAAAAGAACGACCGCCAGCGAAAAGCACAGCAGCCGTTCAATCCACGCCCTACTCTCTATCCCATTTTCCCAAGAAGACAATAGCAAAGATATCAATTCTGAAACGAAATACAAAAAAGAAAACTATATTAATTAGTTATGAGGAGCCAATTTTGAAACAAAAACCAATCTTCTTAAAAAATTGCCATTAATGCAATATTTTTTACTTGCAAAATGAATGAAGAGAATTAATAGAACGGCAAGACTGGCGAGTTTGTATATTTATTGACAGGAAACGAATGTTATGGAATGGGATCGGAAAAACAAGTATAAAACAGATAGCTTTTATAGATTTCTACTGCCTGAGATATTTTCCCGGGGATTTTTGAGATTTTATTTGATTTTGTTTTACATTTCTATTTTTAGAATACTTCTGGTTAGCCCTTGTCAGATCCTTGATGATCGTTTCATCGAACACCTCGGAATATATCTCTGTTGTCTTGACCGATGTATGCCCCAAGAGTTTTTGGACGGTGGTTATCGGAACGCCTTGGTGAACCAACAGAGTAGCACAAGTATGACGACTTGTATGGTAGGTAAATTTCTTGCTGATACGCGCCATCCTTCCCAATTTCTGCAATGTCCGATTAGTGTCCGAATTGCAACCTAATGCAGCCAGTTGTTCGATGCTGTCGTACTTCCGCATTATGCCCAGTGCCTTTCCGTTAAACAGCAGATATAGCGGAATATTGAGTTTTACGCCTGTTTTGATGCTATTCATAACTAGCCATTCCTTTCCGTCAACTGTTACGAGATTTTTATAAGTCAATTGCTTGAAATCAGAGAATCTCAATCCGCAATAGCAGCAGAAGAGAAATGCGTCCAGTATGTGCCGGCTGTTGTTCTTTCTGTCCGGCAGTTCAAGATTCTCCAGCTTCTCCAAGTCTGCGGGCATCAAGAAGTTATGTTCCTTCTTCTCTTTCTTGATCTTGAACTTACGGAAAGGGTATGCCTCCTGTAATATATAACCTTCGTTTATTGCTTCGTTAACCAAGGTACGCAGTATTCTCATGTGTTTTCCTACCGTGTTTACCTTCAATCCTTTGTTGCGCAGAAATGCGTCAAACTCCTTTAGAAACGTATAGTTTATATCGGTAAACTCTATCACGTTCCGAAATTCCTTCAAAGTGGCTACCGTGCCCAGCATGTTATCCTTGGTTCCCGGTTTTCTATCAGAATTCTCTATCGTTTGTATTGCAAATTTTAAAAAAGACACAACTGGTTTAATTCCCTTTTTTACAGCCTCCTTTAACGTGGAAAGGTTTGATTCAAGCCCTCTTTTCCAATAGCTAAGTTCTATAGCCTGCAACTCCAGTATTTTCTCATATAGCATTGCGTTAAGCTCATTCGATTGCGGATGGTTGATTACTTGAGCGCCATCCTTACTCCAACACTCCGGCTTTAGATAAACATTGGTTTTAAAATATACCTTTCTCTGATTCAAATAGGCTTCTATTTGGACTAGGGCTGTCCCTTGTCGATTTAACTTGTTTTGTCGGTTATAAACCAAACGGTATCTGATCTTCTCTAACATATTCAACTTTTTGTTTTTAAAGTTAAAAGAATCTTCTGTATTTACAAAATAAACCACAAAAAATGCTTCTGGGAGAACTGATTGGCACAGCTACGGCTAATAAGAATGGATTAATGAGTAAAATATTTGTAGTAACTGATATAGAAAGAGGAAAAGGTCTGATTATTGACTATAAAGCTGATTCTAATGGTTTATATACTTCTTCTTCGTTGATAGAAATATATGTCTATTCGGGAGCTAATACTGCATTTTATAGAGTGATGTCAATACCTACTGGATCTAAAAACATAGAAATAAAATATATGGGGATGCATTGGTGCGATTTTAAATATGCAGATAGTAAATTGTATGTGTTACCTAAGTCGGATGATTCTTCCATCTCGTATAAGGTATCATTAGTTAGAAGAACAAGACCGATTTTCTCAACAATAGACTTTTCTGATTTTTCCAATATTACAGGTGAAATAATTACACCTACACCTGATTAATCCACTTCTGGGAGAACTTATCGGCACAGTAACAGCCAATAAGGATGGATTAATGTCTAAAAATGGTTTCCTTGAAAGAAGCAAGGGCAATACATTAGACTTTAATGATTATACGATTTCAGGTGTGTGGGTATTTTCTGATACGGGCTTTATTAATGGACCATCAGTGTATAGAGGGGGGATTTTATTAGTTTTTAAAACAGCTAATGGGAATATATTGCAAATCTGTTGCGATTATACTAATTCTATTTTTATACGTATTCATTGGGGAGAATGGAAATCTTGGGCACGAATCACAACAGTGGTGATATAATTTCCCCACTTCTGGGAGGACTTCTGCCAACAAATGGAATAAAAAGAACTGAATATTATGAAACAATACAGGTAGGAGCATCATTTAGTATAGGTGCTCCTACCAATGAATTCGTATATGTCAGCCATAATGACGGGGAAATGATGGTTTATATTGATTCTACCGGCATTGTTACGAAGATATTCTCTAGTGCAGATGAAATTATATCTATATCACTAAAGGATAATCAGATTATGATAACTGCTATACATTATGACCTTATAGTTACGATTAGTGTACTCTCTTTTTAACATGGATTTTATCTAAACAGAGAGCTGGGAGAACTCATCGGGATAAATGATACGTGGTTAAGGTTCAGAGATGTTAGAAGCATAGAATCTCAAGACAAATTAGATTCTATGCAATATAGCGGAATCTACTTACTAACACAACCTTCAGAATTAGAATATGTCCGTAATTGTGTATTAGTTGTAATCGGCAAACCTAATATCTGTTGTATTCAGAAACTATATAATTATAGCGGAAATATCTATAAATATCGAGTGAAATGGTATAGTAATACTTGGGGTAAATGGCAAACTTTTTCTTTGACATGATTAAAAAACGGGTGGTCCGGTACAAGCCGGTGCCACCCGATCCTGATATGCACAACGCCATGTGCGGTGCAAAGGTAATCCATGTTTCTAAGAAGCCAATACAAAAGACCTAAAATCTCCCCATTTCCCATCATAATTACGGCGGAAACCAACAACATCCTCACCTAGACGGAATGTCATTTGAATGACATATCCTTGTCCATCGTTAAAAACTATCATTATGGAATAATTTGAAACAACACTAATTCCGTCTCGTCCGAATACATGATACATTCCGCTTGCAGTTGCACTATTTACCTCTTCGTCTGTACTTAATATACCTTTGGGCATAAACGGGAACAGCTTCAAACTGTTCATTAGTCCTCCCAGATCGGGGCTATGGCTTATTTTATGTAAAAGAAATGATTCTCCACGCTGACTTTACAAAATTATTAATATTACCTTTTCTAGTGGATATTTCTGCGCTGTCTATGTTTGGATAGAACACTTGTGTTATTTGATCACTGTCATTAAAAACGACAAGTGTTCCCCAATAAGTGCTAGGTCCATCAATCATGTTGTCTTGTATCTTATAGTAGCCAGTTTCGATCAAATCATTATAACTCCTATTTGTCATTATCCCTCTAAACATAAATGGGAATAACCCCAAACTATTCATCAGTTCTCCCAGAAGTGGATTAATCAGGTGTAGGTGTAATTATTTCACCTGTAATATTGGAAAAATCAGAAAAGTCTATTGTTGAGAAATTCGGTCTTGTTCTTCTAACTAATGATACCTTATACGAGATGGAAGAATCATCCGACTTAGGTAACACATATAATTTACTATTTGCATATTTAAAATCGCACCAATGCATCCCCATATATTTTATTTCTATGTTTTTAGATCCAGTAGGTATTGACATCACTCTATAAAATG